CGAAGCAGACGAACTTATCCTCCAAGAAGTTATCGCCGCCAGAGATGTTAATCTGCTGTACCTCAGGCGCTGCCGCAGGTGGCTTAACGATAACGCTGATATCGTCCTCCGTAATACCATCGACAGCCAGCCCTGCTGGTGGCGCGTAGTATCGCTTGACGTTTATCTTACGTGGTGGGTTGAGGTTGTCCGTAAAGAACAGCAGGTCTTCGACCTTAGAGATACCAGTGATAAGATACTGGTTGTCAAAGTTCAATACCTCTACGCTAACTACGTGGTAGATAAGCGTGCCCGTATTCATATTGTACGAGACGATGAGGTCTACCTTACCAGTCTCAGACTGGCTGTTGTTGCCATCGTGAACGAACCAGTAGATGGTCTCGTTGGCGCTGTCAGCAAAAGCACCGATACACGTAGCGAACAAGCTAAGCTCTTGACCACCAAAAGTTAGGTTGGTAAGAGACGTATTACCCAAATCTTTCTCTACGACGCCAACGTCAGACTCGCTATTGGAGTTGACACGTATGTTGTTGGCATCGATATATTCACCGTCGGGTACGAGCCTCTCGTCGAAGCTCTTGTTCATACGACCCTTGATGAAGCTGCGAGTAAGATTTGCCATATTACTTAATCCACTTGTTCTGTCCACGCAAGCTCATAAGCAGACGGCCCGGGTGGATATTGCTCATACGAATCTTCGCGTTGCGCAACAAAGCCCTGCGGTTGCGACGAGCACGCTCGACGATATACTCCTGTACGCCTAACTTATTGTTCAACAGGTTGAAGGTAATCTCCGCATAGATATACTCCTCAAACATCTTATTGACAGCGATACGCGTATCGTCACCGCCCTCCATACCATCGCTGATATACTCGAGGATACACAGCTCACCCTCGATGCCTGAGCTGAAGTTGATGACGCCAGCCTTGCTGTCGATACGGAACGTAGGGTTGGCATTGGCCGTCTCTGTATTGAGCCCATATCGAGCCCCTATAGGCAGCTCGAAGTACCAGCGCCCATCGACATTGTAACCCTCGTAGCCGTCGTACGGGCTGTTGTCATTGAGGTACAAGCTCAACAGGTCGCTGCTGAGGCGAGCCTTATCGAGCTCAGAGAACTCAGGCTCCACCACGTTGCCCTCCTCGTCGATGATGACGCGAGCGTTGTTGTCTTGCAGGTAAGCCCTAGCGCTGTTAATCTGGATATTCTCGTGCATAGGCAGGAGGACGCCATCCTTGAACAAGGAGATACGCACCCAGTTGACGTAGTCTGGCGGCAGAACAAATCGTAGCTGGTCGTCGATATTAAGCTCCAGCGTCTTAATCTCTTTGAAAGCGTCGTAGTTCAGCCCCTGTATAGCACGCTTAGCGTGGAACAGAATCTGATAGCGGTTGACATTATTGACCAGCTCGTTGTTGCCTACGTAGATAAGCTCGTAGTTGGATACGATATCGCGTAACGAGACGTACTGGTACGACCCCCAGTTGGCATCGGCAGGCTCAGCGCCACCGTTATCGTAATACTGATATGCTGTGAGAAATGCCATTATTGTTTTCTTTGTTCACCCTGAGTCTCCTCAGTATTGGCGTAAGCATATACCTCCGTCTCCCTGATGCTGATGCCACAATATTGCAGGATACGCATAGCAAGGCGTGGCTCGTCCTCCAACGGCAGCTCGAAGTCTTGGTAGTCGTTATTGACATTGAAGATAGGAGAGCCGTCCTGCACGTTGATATACGTCCACTTAGGAGCTAGAGGTATGCGGATATAGTGGAGCTGGTACGTCGACGTACCCGTAGGCAGCAAGTTGAAGACGCCACCCTGCTGCGTATAGACAGGAAAGCTTACCGTAGGTGTAACGAGTGGAGAGCTGCTAAGGAGGTGAGCCTTAGAGTTTTCTATGCGCTCAGCCTCTCTGCCATCACGCATAATACGCACCACCGTATGGAGGTTGGCAGGCTCAGGGATGGCATCCAAATCAACATCCTCAACGACAGTATAGAAGGTGTCGATAACCTCCATAGTACGCCGAGCCTCATCGGTGGTTCCAGATGTGCCGCGACGAGCGTTTTGCTTTCTTATCTCAGCAGCATAGCCGCTGAAGTATTCCTCAAACAACTCCAGCTGAGCCTGCTTAGCAAACAGGTTGAAATCAGCAGGGCTGATATATCCGTAGTTGTTCTTGTTCAGTACAGAGAGGACGAGGTTGCGTACCGAGTTAATCATCACAAGCAAAGATAGCCAAATAAAAAGGGCCGCATCTCTGCGACCCAATTTAGCGAATCCACCTACACAGGTGCATCCTTGTCGGATTCGTTTACTTCTTTACAGACTTGACGCGACGTCCCATACCCACCTTGCTCTTCTCCGCTTTCTTCCTCTTGAGCTCCGAGCTGCTCATCTCTCCCTTCGTCTTAGGTGTGGCTTTCGATACGCGCTTCGTAGGGCGGCAGTACTCGTTCTTTCCGCCAGCTCCGCACGGCTTACCCGTACGTGTGTCGACCCACTTCTCTTTCTCCCAACGCTTTAGCGACGAGCCCTTCTCCGTCTTCTTGACAGAGCCTTTTGCTTTACGGCACTTAGCGATAGCCTGAGAAGCGCGAGCAGAGGGGAAAACATCGTACTGCGCCTTGACCTTTTTATAGCACGCGTCCTTAGGCACGCCGCTTACGGTTGGGGACGAGGGCGTCGATAATCTTGTCGAACAGGCCGAAGATTTGATTGTCCTTATCCGTAGGGGTGAGGTTGACAATAACCTTGATGAAAGCCATCAAAGCAATAGTAAGCTCCAACCAATTCTCGGTGATAAATTCAATAGGTGTCATAACAACTAATTCTTTATGTGTGACCAATGTACAAAAAAAAGAGGGCCTCTCTTTAGAAGCCCTCTCCCCCTTGCAAAAACTTAACTAGACAAATGCTTCTCTAATTCTAAGTAAAGGTCTGCGCCATCACCAGCTGAGAAGTATGCGCAAATATAGCGCATTGGGCTTTCATCTGGAGGAACGGTAAGCAAACGCTTCTTATTATCAGGCAGGTTGAAGTGAACGTCGCGCTGCTTGTTACGGAACCCTAAAATGCTCTCATCGAAGAGGCGCTGTACCTTGGATTCAAACTGCAACATATCGTCGTCCATAGCCTCCAAGATGCTTTCTGGATGCTGGTAAGCATACACCAACATATCGCGGCGAAGCTCCGACGAAGTCATCTTAGATACATCGCGACCCAACATAACGCGAGCGATACTCTCAAGCATAGAGATATCAAGCTCACGCACAGATAACTGTGCATCCAAACGCAATGAAGCCATATCGAGCTCTTCCTGCGCATCGCGCTCCGTATCAACCTCCTCGAAGATATTTCCGTTGCCGGGGTGGTACTTCAAGAACTCCTGAAGGACAGGGTTGTTACGTGGCACGACAAGCATACCGCGCTCGAAGACTACAGGCTCAAGAATAGCATTACCATCCTGCTCATCCTCGAAAGGAGAGCGCTGGTTTTTGGCATACCGCAAAGGACGGTTGTAGCCCTTCTTCTCATCGAAGTACAGCAGTGGGCTGTTCTGCTTATGCCGAGAAGAAAGCATAAACATAAGTGGTGCACGGCGCCGCGTAAGGCGGTAGGTGCGGTCTTTGAATGTAGACATAGCAAATTGAATTGAAAGAAAAAAAGGGGGGAGGAGGCGTGGAGCCCCATCTCCCCCCGTACAACTAACCTATTATCCTTCGAACAACACGAAGTTGTTTGCACCGAGGACGCACACAGCACGCTCAGAGAGGAAGTTTACCTCCATAGCGTCGAGGTCGCTGGTAGCAGCGCCTCCAGCAGAACCAGTAATCCAAGTCTTGTAGCGACGGTCTTCAGCTTCAGAAGCGCGGTACCGTACGTGCAAGAATGGACGCTTAGCGTTCTTACCGAGGACTTGGTCATACACAGTAGTAGAACCAGCAGGTACCAACATACCGCTAATCTTACCACCAACGAGGTCGCCACGCATAGAGGCATCGTTCAGGTATTTCCAGTCCGTCTTGTAGAAGTCGTATCCACGACGGAAGCCAGAGAAGCCGAGGTTCAACGCCATATTCTGGTCATTGTTGAACAAACCGTATGACGTACCGTCAGCTCCATAAGAGTTCTGAGAAGCCAAAATATCGTCAATCTCAAAGCTGAAGTCGCGGTTTACGAAGAGGACATTCTCCTCGATAGCTCCTTGCTTATCCAATCGCTTGATGATGGTATCGAACTCAGTCAACGTAGTAGGTACTCCGTCGTATACGTTACCACGAGTAGAGACAGCGTGGAACACACCCTCAGAGCCCTTGTTGCCAGCAGTCAAAGCACCTGAGCCAGTAGCAGCAGGGACAGCTTCAATCATAGCGGTCTCGAGGTAGTCCTCAAAGCGGAGACGGGTCTCGTGCTCAGACTTCATATACCACAAGTAGCCAGTAGCTCCATTCTCTGTGGTGACCTCGACCCATCCGATTTGTGCCATATCAGAACCAGTAACAGCGTACTTGTCCTTGATGATGATAGGGTTGTTCTCGTAGATTTCGTCGTTGGCCTCCAAAGAGTTAGCCATACCAGAGGTACC